CTTTTTGAAAAGAAAAGTTTAATTGATTTTGTAGTGTAGTTAAAGACTCTAATATCTGTCTTTGATTTTCTACATCATATTCTTGTTTTGGTTCAGGTATATAGTTTGTTATCTTTGCCATTATCTGTTTCTTCCAAAAGCTCTACCTGCTTCTTCATAAGAAGTTGATTTACCTGCAGGTGTTGAGAAACCTCCTTCACCCCCAGTAGCACCTTGTCCACTTGTTTCTTTAGCAAACTTTTCAAATTTATCTTGAAATCTAGCTCTATTTTTTTCTCTCGATACTCTGTCAAAAAATTCAGCTAAAGTTTTAGATCTTCCAAAAGCTGTATTTTGTAATCCACTACTAAAGTTTTGTAGACCTTTTAATCCTCCACGTATTCCTCCACCAATAAAAGATCCAACAGGACCCAATACAGAAAAAGGATTCATAAGACTTAAAAGACCTTTGCTGTTAGCAATTTGTTTAGCTTTTTGTATGTCATCTTCATCATCTTCTTCATTAGCAACTCCATATGAAGGATCAATAGGTGGAAGACCAGCATCATCTAAAAACATAGCAGCAGAAGGGGTTGTAGTAATTCCTCCACCTGATATATCAAATATATTAGGTCTATTAAAAGAATTAATTTGATTTGATGGCATTGAAGCAAACATGTCAAAATCATCAGGCTCAGCTGCCCCTGCTTGGCCCATACTAAAAAAATTACCTAGTTTTTGTAAAAAACCTGATTTTTGTTTTTGTTGTTCGTTTGCTTTGTTTACATATTCTTGAGCTTGATTAACTATTGTAGGGTCATCACTTTGCAACATTTGATTTATCATTTTATCTGATAAACCTATTCCATAACTAATTGTATTTTCTGCCATTATCTTCTACCGTCCGGTTGTGCATCAAGTCTTAGTGTTCCGTATCTCCAAGTTTCACCTGTAGAATCATTTTCTATTCTAACAGAAACTAATCTGCCTCGAGCTCGTGTATCTACTTTATCAGTAGTTTTAGTAACTGTAAAGGGTCCAAGTGGAGAGCTCACAGCCACATCGTCTGGATAAGAACTTACAAATAATGTAACTTTAGCATTACCCTCTTGATATTTAAAATCAGGTATAAATCGTCTTACAGCCATAAAAAACTCACCATCTCCTCTGTAATCTGCAACACCTGTTTGTTGACCAAGAGCACTACGTCTAGATGTTATGTCCCAATCTCCAGATCTAATAAATGCAGGGATAGCTGTAGTTGCTGTACTATTAACTTGATCAGTTCCTTGTTCGTGTTCATAATAAATACTTGCTCCGTATTTATTTGTAATTCCTAATATATCAGGAAATACAGGTGTTAATGTATCATCATAATCTGTTGCATATGGTTTATCAAACACACCTTGATCTTGATATGTAGTTCTATCTAATGATGAAGTTGTCCAAACATTTTCAGCATAATTGTATGTTACGCATCTATCAATTTGTTCAGATCCATCTTTTGGATAAAACCAATTTACTTCTGTATATAAATTATTTGCACCTGCAAAAATAACATCTCTTGAATTAAAGTTTAATCCAAGATTAGTTCCATCTGTGCTAAATACAAAATCTTCTACAAGTGAAGGTAATGACTTAACTGTTCCATCATATGCAAAAAATCCACCTTGAGATCCCATCCAAAATACAGATCCATTAACAAAGGTTGCTGCGTGTTGACCAATACATCCACAATTTGTACCAACTTGTCTAACACTAAACGTAAATGGTGGACCTACAAACTGTATAACATATGCAGCTAAATCAGTTATAACAAAAACATAATCTTTACCTTGAATAGCTGCTCGTATTTCATTACCTGTATCTAATCTAAATGTACCTGCGGTATTGGTTGATGTTGGTGTATATGTATTTAAATCTTCTTGATTAGAAAATCTTACAAACATTGGATCTTGTGTGGTAACATCTCCAATAGTTGTTTCAGTTCCAAAATGGAATAAATGTCTATCTCTATCGGATACTAATGTAAATCTAGTTTTTGTAGGATTAGCTGAAGTAGAAAAACCAGAAGTAGATTGTGAAGCTCGTATAGTTCTTGGATTTGTAGCTGCTGCATTCCATGTAAAAGTTTTCCCATTAAATATAGTTGCAACTAATACTTGACCAAAGTTATCAAGACTCCAGTTTCCTGGATCCAGAGTCACGTCACTTGTAGCTCTAGCTGTTCCCCATGTAGATGCTCCCCATGTAGATGTGCTCCAACCAAAACCAGTCGTTTGAGTTGTCGGCCCAACTTCAACATATGGATTAACAGTTGCAGCACCGGCTGCTGTCATACCGGATCCTCCTTCATTTCTAACTGCTTGAACCGTAAACTTATCTATGTCAGGAACGGTTAATATTTCATAAACTTTTTCTAATTCTGAAGCGGTATAATCAGATGCCCCTGTAACTGTTACACTAGATAAAGTTACATATCTTCCAACGGCTAATCCATGTGATCCTTTATTTATTGTTACTGTATTAGAACCATTAACTGTAGTTAGTGTGCATCCTGTAATAGCTGTATCTAATGGAGTGATGTCATAAAAATCATTACCATAATATATAAATAAACCTTGAGATGTTCCAATTGCAGTATATTTTTCCCCTGCAAAACTAGTAAAACTTACTTGAGCTCTTGCAGCCCCTGGTAATGTTAAATTAGCTGCGGTTAATTGTAACCAACCTCCTATTTTTTCAGGCATTCCATATCTAAATCTTACAAAATCACCATCAGTCCATTGACCCTCTGCCCCTGATTCGGTATCTTGTTTATTAAATCCTGGCTTGAATTTTAATTTTTGTAGCATATAAATCGTTATATATTACTTATTTAAATTATGAAAGAGAGATTATAATGGAAAAAACTGTAAATATCACTAACTTTATTGGGGTCTATGATGGTTATATTCCAGATTCGGAATGTGATAAAGTTATTAAATTATTTGACGAACAAGATAAATTTAAAAAAACTTTAAATAGAATTGATACAGAAAAATCTTCAGCCCTAATAAAACAAGATCAACAATATTTTGCTACTGGTGGCAATATTGAAATATGGTGGGAAACTTTCAAACCTCTACTAGTTAATTATGATATGGCGTGGAAGCATTATATAAAAAATACAGGTGCTGATATATCTTATAATACTGATGTAAATGGAGATAATTTTTTTTATACTACCTTAAAAATTCAAAAAACTTTACCTACAGAAGGTTATCATATTTGGCACATAGAACATGGTAAAGGTTTTGACACTGAACCAAGAGCTTTTGTATATTCCATATATTTAAATGATATAGACGATGGAGGAGAAACAGAGTTTTTACATTTTTCAAAAAGAGTAAAACCTAAAAAAGGTAGAATAGTTATATGGCCTGCTGGTTTTCCTTATGTTCATAGAGGTAATCCACCTTTAGCAGATAAAAAATATATTTTAACGTCTTGGATGTTGTGTAAATAATTAAGATGTGTAAGATGTAGGTCTTGCACCTAATCTAGCAATTTTATCAGCTTCAGATTCATCTTCAATATTATGATTATCCCAATCAGATTGTAATTTTGCTAAGTGAGCACTATCCCATCTAGTAATAAAATCTTGAAAGTCACCTAAGTTTGCATCTTCCCAAGTAGAGTGAGGAGTTTGATCTCTATATTCTACAGTATCACTTGGATTAGCTGTTCCGTATTGAATAGCCCAAATGTTTGACCATTTAGCTAATCCCCAAAAATCATTATCAACAATTTTATATCCATTTCCAGCTCCGTCACCACTTTGTTTAATAATTAATTTGTCTTCTAATACTACTGTCCATGCTGCGTTTGTTGCCATAATTTCTCCTATGTCTTAATAATATAAATAATTGTTAAATAAGGTTGAACAACAGAACTTGCTGTACCTGTAAATGTTGCACTCATATTATGAGAGTGCCCTGTCCCTGAGCCCACAGTGCTAACTGCTTGAGGACTATCGTTTGTATAAGTTGTTGTTGGTTGTGTCGGACCTAAAAAAGCTTGTCTTGGTTGTCCATTAGGGTTACTTGTACCTCTTAAAGGAGCAATATTGTGACTGTGTGAAGCGAGTTGTGCTTCTGTTAAAGTTGCATTAGCTGTTGAACCTCCAACGTTTCCAGTTGCGGCTACAGTATTTGCTCCACCTGTTGAAGCTAAAGCTTTTGTTCCAGATTTACCCATTGCAACGTTGTCTTGCAAATCAGGTAGGTTAAAAGTAGATGCACCATCACCAGCTCCGTAAGTTGTACCTACGATTGCAAATAATGCAGCGTAAGTTGATCTTGAAACTGCTGCACCATTACACTCTAAGAAACCTGTTGGCACTGAAGAAGAAGACCACGGCACAATAGTTGCTGTAGGAATTCCTTCGATACCTGTAAGGTTTGCTCCTGAAAAATCGTATTTAGTTGCTTCGTAATTTGCCATATTATTTCTCCGTGTAAGTCCATCCTGTTGTAGCGTCACCTGAATATACTAATCCAAAAGCGGCACCTTGTGTATTAACAGTTAAATCTGCTGCTGCATTAGCTATGTTAGAAGAGTTTCTACCAACAGTCAATGCGTTACTATTAAAATCATAACCTTGATCTACAAAATTTACAGTATCGCCCGTAGCTGGCGACGCAGGGAGTGTAATTGTTACTCCTCCACCATTTGTGTTTACTAAAAGTTGAGCACCAGCTTGCACTGTTTCAGCAGCTGAAACTACTCTCCAATTTCTTTGTTCAGATAATTTTACAACGTTTGTACCATCAGAATATAATACATAGTTATTTCCTTCACATAAAAGAACACCTGTACCTGATGAAGTTTTAAAAGTTAAAGTGTAACCTGCATGGTCACATGCATTTTGCACGTGATAAACTTTTTCAATTGAATCTGGAATAGATACTGTTCTGTTCGCTGCTAAAGTACCTGTTAATTTAATAACATCGTTTTTACCATTTGATAAAGCACCATTAGTAAATGTTAAAGATCTATTAGCATTAGTTAAGTTAAAAGTTGTAAAACCACCAATAGCTTGTTCTAAAATAAGTAAGTTTGTATTTGTAATTTGACCCCAAGTTCCCGAGTTTTCACCGGTTGCTTGTACTGTGAGTTTTAAATTAGCAGATGTTGAATTCGCCATTTTTTAATTCCTTATACGTTCATTTTATTAAAAATATGAGTTTCTGTCAAACTCATTATGCAGCCACCTCTGTCCATCCTGGAGGTGTTATAGGCGCTGAACCTGTATTAACTTCGTTCCAGATCAAAGCACTACCAGATCCTTGGTTCATAGTCAAGCCTAAACCTGTAAGCTGTATATCTATATGAATAACAGCAGTTACTGAAGCTAATTGATTATTCATTGCTATTCCTGTAGGGACTATAGTTTGACCAGGAACACCTACAGCCGTTCCTAAAGCTGCTGTCATTGCGATACCTGATGGAGTAGCACCAGCACCGGCTTGACCTACAGCAGTACCTAAATTTGCAGTTATTAAATTTCCAGTTACAGAAGCATCTGGCGCTGGATCTACATTACCTAAAGTTGCTTGTGCAACGTTTAAAGTATTAAGAGTTAAAACTGAATCTCCATTAATATTTGGAGATGTTATGGCAGCTGTCATTGCAATACCTGTTACATCAACATTTGCAAATTGACCTTCAACTCCCCATCCATTAACATTCCAACCCTGTCTACCCCAACCTGTTTGGTTAAATGCATCTATAGTTCCAAGACCCATAGACATTGCATTACCAGTAGCCATTGCATCAGGACCAGCATCAGCTGTTCCTAAAGCTGAAGTCATTGCTATACCTGTTGGAAATGCTTTTCCAACAATATCGATTGTTACATCGTTAAGTGTAGTTGTAATTAATTGATTATTATTTGTAGAAGGACCAGTGGATACATCAATCGATGCTACGACAGTTCCTAAAGTGGCTGTAACTGCATCACCTGTTGCAATAAACGTACCTGCAATACCCCAAGCTTGTTCATTCCAACCAAGTCTACCCCAACCATTATTAATTTCACCAACAGTTGTTTCGTCACCTAAAGATGCACTAAAGGCAATACCCGTAAGCGTAAAAGTCGGGTCTGCTAAATCATTCCATTGGTTTTGACCCCAAGTGCCGACGCCCCAAGTTCCTGATCCACTCATAGGAGTTTACCTCCTACGATTAACCAGAGATCC